GTGTCTCTTTGTAAACTTTCATAATACTACCGCCAGAAATACGCCTAATGCAAGGCCTACAATAGCTGCAATAAACAATATTATACCGAAAATTGCACGAAAGTATACAAAATCTGTAACCATCATTTCAAAATCTTTGCGTTTCATCCTTCATACCTCAATATTCCGTTCCAAGGATACGAATAATATGCGTTGGTGCAAATCTCTCTACCTGATTGATCTCCAGACCTGCCACCTCTAACCGTTCCTTTTTCGTTTATATGCGCTCCAACATTCATTTCATTACCAATATATATTTCAGTGTGGTTTGCTGTATTCAGGAGTATATCACCTCTTACGCATTCGCTAGCTGAATTTCCTTTTCCAGCCAACCACTTGAATCCGATAGCTGTAAAGTCTCTAATCATCGAATGCGTGTTTCCTGTGTGCACAGGAAGATCGAAACCACCACCAACGCGAAAAGCTTCATACACAAGCGAAGAACAGTCGTAGTCAGGTCCCCAACGGTAGTCCCAATCATATCCATGGGATGCATCCTCTGCAACAGCAATAGCCCACTTGATTGCCCCCTCGACTCCGATTCCACCCGGTGCAACGCTTCCTGCGCCAGCGTTAAGATTCACGGCTGATATCTTTTCGAACATCGTGCATTTAGCCCACGAATACCGCGACCGGTTCAACACGTACACGTTCTGTTCCCATGTTCCTGTGGGCTTGAACCTATAGAACATGGCATCGTTGAAATACACGTATCCGTCATCACCTATCGTACCTATATAGGCGTTTTCCACCCCTGATCTTCTGATTGCCGTTATAATAACAGGTTCTGCCATGACATTCCTACTTAATCTTGCAAAGCGCTTCTAGGTATTTCTTAGCTGCATGAATATTATCTATCCATCCTGTTCTTGGAGATGTTCCGTAATTTCCGTATTTGAGAACCAATACAGACCAAAACACCCTTATTAAATGATCACAGTCAAATTGCAAGAAATGTCCTGGTATAGGAGCATTTGCACGATTTTCCTTTTCACATTTAGCTAGATATTTATGAATACGCTTCAATTCTTTTGCATATCCATTATACCATGCTATGCAATACAGCGCTTTGTCGGTTTCATTAAGCTTCATCTCAGCCCCATTCTCACGATATCCCTGAACCAACTGTAAAGCTTCTGGCTTTCGTAGAACAGACATCCAGAATCGTAAGCTTTCTTTAGTTCCTTCAAATGGTAGTTGTTCTTGAATCCACGTAGAAGGAACGTGTTAGGTTCCTGCGTTTCCGTGGTTACAGCATACACCGTTCTGCACTGTTTGTCAACGCTTTCGCTTATGTAGAACTTGCAGTTACGGTAGTCTCTCCACACACCTATTAGGTTATCGTAGTAGATCAACGTGAACTGGTATTCAGCGTACTTTGTTTTCTTCTCTATGAACGTTCGATTGTCTCTCAGGAACCTGTTCTCAACTGCGTAAGCTGCGTATTCGGTTCCTGCGATAGCCTGATAGAACCTTGTTTTCTTTTTTGCCTCTATCAGGTCTGGGGGTGCGCACATCTGAACCAGAAACTCGCCCTTCTTGATTATGTCGCTTCCATAGGGCAAGTCAAGGTTTAGGAAATCGAAGTAAGGATTGGACGAGGATATGGCATTTCCTAAAAACCACACCGTCACGTCGTAGTCCCTCGAGCCCGGCCTTGCAACGGTTTCGTAGAACTCGAAGAACGCCGTCACCTCGTCTGGCAGGTACCTTTGCTGCGAAGTCGTGTCGTCTATGACGTACTCGTCAAAGATGATGTCCGTCACGTAGTCCAGCGCATCCGATTTCAGTTTGCGGGCCGTTGAGAGGGCTGCCGCATAACCGCAAACCTCCTTGTCGATGTGCAGCAAGTTGGCCTCGCACCATAGAGCATGCCCTTCGTACTCGGTCTGCACGTGGTTGAAAAGGCGGCCGGACTTCTGCGTGGTCAACGTCTTCAGTTCTTCCTCGCTTCTACGCAGGTAGATGAACCGCCCCTTGCCCTTCATGTAGCGGTCGATGTCGTCTTTCAGCTTGCCATAGGTCTTGCCGCATCCACGTATGCCGTTCACGAAGTTGAAAAGGCAGTTATGGCTTCTCGTCCTGTCGAAGTCGATGTACTTTTGCACTTTTCGTCTCCTTATGAAGCGAGCGCCCCATCATGACATGCAAGCGGGGCGCTCAAAACAGGTTTCGCTACCGATAGGGAAGGTACAGAGCGGGCCTTTCTCCGTTCGACCTGTGCATCTTTTCAGGACGTGCCCCACAGAATCGAGAAACCAGCTTACCTAACGGCGCATTCACATTATACATCAAAACGTTCCGGCGTTCAAGCGTCTTTGCAGTTCCCTCACGCACGCTGACGGGCGAGACAGCACGCCGTCCTGCTCGGTTCCTAGGTAACGCTGCAAGGCGCGGCACGTGTTCGGCCCGAAGTAGCGGTCTGCCTCCACGCCCACCTTGGACTGGAGCGCGGCGATCACGTCGGAGCCGCCCCGGCCCACCTGCCAGGCGGTGGAGGGCACTCCGCCGATTGCCGACATGTCGCGGCTGTCCTGGTTGGACACCACTCCGTCCTGTTCCGTCCCGAGCGTCGCCTGCAACAGACGCACCGTGTCGGGCCCGAAATACCCGTCCACGTCGATCTTTCCCGGCTGCGGCCTGCTTTCCGAAGCGGTGTCCCAGTACGGGGACACCACGCCCGCCACCACCGAGTAGTCGCGCGTGCGCCTCCACACGCCGTTGCCGTTGGACTGCCTGCCTGCTGCGTAACCAGAAGTGTTGCCCTCGATGGTCTGCAGGTACGTGCCGCAGTTCTTCTCCACGATTCCCACGTGGTCGGTGGTCGCGCTGGAATAGTTCCAGTCGAACACCACGATGTCTCCCGGGCCCGCATGCCCCGCGTCGGTCACGCGCCCGACCTTGCGTGCGGCTGCCAGGGTAGAGTCCGTGTTGTACGATGGTGCTCCGGGAAACTCCACGCCTGCCTGCGCGAACACCCAGGACACGAAGATCATGCACCACCACACCTCGGTGGACGGGCCTGCAAGCCAGGATTCGCCCGTCACGTCGGCCATCCATCGCCCGTACTTGCTTCCCGGCTGCGGGTCGTCCGGAGCATAGTACCCTATCTCTCCGGCAGCGATGCGCAGCACGTCATTCGGCGTCCCCATGGTCGATCACCTCCACTTCCGCAACGTCTTCGAAAGAAACCGAGTTTTCCGGGTTTGGCAGGTCGTTCGGTCTTTCCATGCCTCAATCCTCCTTTTCCGAATCGAAGAACTTCAAAAGTCTGCTGCCAGCAAGCGCCGGGCTTATCTTCGCCACGTTCTCCATGACGCTTGCGACCTCCATCAGTATGACGATGACGCAGACGGGAATCAGAAGCGGCATGTCGAAGCCAAGACCCGGCACATGCCTGACCGTGAACTCTACCAGCCATGCCACGAAAACCACGATCAAGAGCGCGGCCTTGTTGAATATGCCGTCCCTCATCTTGGAAGAGTTGACGCACCGGTTCTTCAACGCGCCCACGAAGCCCGACACGACGTCCAGCAACATGAAGACGCACGACAACCCCATGGCCCACAGTTGAGTTCCATCCACGAATTCCATTCTATCCCTCCAAATACCAGTTGTCCGATATGCTGAACATGTGCCCGTTGGTGTAGTGCAGCACCCCAGGTTCTCCGGATATCGTCCCGTCAGGCATCACCGTCACGACGGCGAACGTCGAACCCGGCGTGTCGGGAACCTTTATGGTCGCTTTCTTTGCGTTCGGCATGCCTGTCACATCGATGCTTCCGGACACCGCCGTCGCAGAAACCAGGAAGTCCCCTTCCGCCGTCTGCAGGCCGGCGCCTGAAAGCACTTCCCCTTCCGCCGTCTGCAGGGCGGCGCCTGAAAGCACTTCCACTTTCGTCTGCGTCATCGTCGCCGACGAAAGGGCGGACGCTCCAACCAGGTCGTCGTACTGTCCGGCCGTCAGCCCTGCTCCCGTCATGGGAGACGGGCTCGAAACGAGGTTCCCCACCTGATTGGTTGCCATCTCAACGCCATCGACCGCATTCGCCGTTTCCGTGGACAGCGTGGCCTGCGTCAACGCCTTGGACGTTTCCGTGGACAGCGTGGCCTGCGTCAACGCCTTGGAAGTCCCCGTCGAGATTCCCGTGACGACCTCCACCGCCTTGCTTTCCGCCGTCACGTCCACCACGACCTCGTAGGACGCACCGGGCACGTCGCCCGTCGGCTCGATCGGACACATGAAGCGGACGGGGTTTCTAGGCCTGCATTCCTCCGGAAGAACCCACATCCTGCCGTCCGCTCCAGCCGTGCAGTCCCCGAGGAACTGCACGGCGTTCATGGAAGTGAGCATGAAGACGTTCGAGGTGGAGGCGGAACCGACCAGTTCCGCCACGTGGCTTCCGTTGAAAAGCGTGAAGAAATTGGGGTTTCCTCTGTCTATTTGATCAGGCATTTTATTCCAATGTCATATTCATGATCTCATACGGGTCTGTAAGATTGGTCGGAATAGGCTTATCTCCAAAATCCTCGAAATAAATGGGCATAGCCAAAAGTTCGTAGAGAATAATGTATCCGGGCATGGGGGAATTGCTCAACGGCAATACAATGTCTCCATTGGGTTGCAGCATCATTCCCGAAATGCCCATGTAATTTACATTACCACTTTTAATCATAGAATACTGGAATCCTAGAAAATTCATTGTTATTTCACTTGAAGGTTTTTTTATAGGAACGCCTTTTAAGGTAACGTATCTTCCATTGGAATCATCTAGAACCTGGGCATTTATTTGGCCGTATATCTTTCCGTATGTTCCTTCCTTGTTCAATGCATAGCTCATAATCGCACTGTTAAGGGACAGATTAGATGAAGTGCTTATCTGGCTGGTGGGTATTGTTCCCTTGTTCGTGAGATTCAGCAAATAATCCTTTACGCCTTGCAAATCCATTGCTGTGCTTGTAGCTATGTTGTTAGCGGCGTTTGCCGTGGTCTGAGCGGCATTTGCCGTGGTCTGAGCGGCGTTTGCCGTGGTCTGAGCGGCGTTTGCCGTGGTCTGAGCGGCAGCAGCAGTATTGTTGGCTGCGGCGATCTGACTGGGAAGCTTCGCGACCTCGTTGTTGACGTTAGCTACGCCAGTGTCGATATCGGTCATTGCCGTGTTGAAGTCGCCAAGCCACGTGGGTTTGTCTGTTGCCGCAAAAAGCGGTAGTTTCAGATAGGGAGTTTCGTTCGTTGCGCTCATTCTTTCTCCTTAGTTTCCATCTTGAACGGGCAGATCGTTATTGCCATCAAGCAACGTCGCGTTGTAAAGGTCTTGTTTGTATGCCGTGGCATCGTATCCGTCGATTTCCTGCGCGGTCTTCTCGAACGAATCCATCTTGCCGGCATTGTAGGCATAATACCTCAAGAAGTCGTATTGCCTGTCCAGTTCCTCCTGCAAAGGGCATATGCCCCCACCTGTCTGAGACCAAACCAAGACCTTTCCCACGGTCGCATTCACTATCAGCGATTCGAGGTACTTTTCCAGGATATCGTTCTGGTCGTCCGAATAGTCCTTGGCTCCCTGCACTTCCTTGTCAACGTACACGTACAACGCGGACAGTTCCTTCTCTATGTCCTTTATGACCTGCTGAATCTGCTCGATGGTGGCGCTGTCGCCAACCACGTCTATGAGTTCGTTCAGCTTGTCGACCACCTTCGCCAGGACTTCGTAGTACGAAAGCTCGTCCGTGTACACCGCAGGAAGCACCCTTTGAGTGAAGAACCTCAACGGCGCTATTCTCACGTTCTTAGTCATCCTACCTCCTTTCACCACACCGTCATGAAGCATTGTGCCAGTTCAGGGTCATGCACCACGTCGTTGTCGATGTTGAGGAACGTCTCGCGGTACAGCTTCAGAAGTTCGGACTGCGGGCGGGAATATCCCGTCTCGTCCCTCTGAACCATGTTGTCGTAGCTTCCCGTGCTTTCGTTGGACGCCTTGCCGCTGGCCGTTTCCGTGTCGAACGTCGCGTTCGTGGCGTATTCCAGGCTCTTCACCTGCTCCGGTATCATCTGACTTGATGGCGTGTCCTGGTAGACGTTCTGAGTGTCGGTGGACGATTCCGTGGTTCCCGAGCCCATGTTCTCGGCCGTCCCCCACGCATGTTCGACGTGGGACAGGTTGCGGTCGCCCAAAGGCTCCATTCCAAGCGCAAGCAATTCGGATTCGTAAAGCTGATTGTAATACGGCATTATCAGATGCATGGCGTCTCTCACGAACATGCGCCATCTCGCAACCGTCTCGGCACCTATCTCGCGCGTGTAGTAGTGTCGTATGATCTTGTCGTTCAGAACCTTTCTATGGGCTTCTTCGAATATCGGATAGTCTGCAAGCCCCACTTCCGAATACACGCGCTCCCACATGGATTCCTCGTGCGGAGCGCCGATGTCGTCAAGGGCCTGTTCCACCACCCATCTAAGCTGTGTCGTGTACCTGCTCATCTTCCACCCTTCAATGCCGCCTTGAGCGCCTGCCAGAGATTGCCTCCACCATACCCTGTGTTCCCTCCCTTGTCAACCGTTCCGCTCTCCATTCCTCCGACGGGAACCGTTCCCTCCTTGTCCGTCCTGATGTACATGCCGCTTCGGAAGTCAACGTCGATGTCCAGCCCGAACATCTCGTTCACTTCCTTGCAGAACTGTTTCCTGCTGTTCAGGCGCGTGAACCTCTGGGCCTCCACGTCTCCCATGTTGCCCATCACCTCGGGGGACACCATGCGTTCCTTCTTGTCCGTGTTGGTGTTCTCTATTCCCAGGTACGTCAGCGCCTCGTTCCAGATCTGGTGCTTGACAACCTGTATCTTGTCGGCCACGTAGGGCGAAACGGTGTCCAGCACCTCCACCCCGGTCAAGTCCAAGTCCTTGTCGGCCCAGCACACGGGCATGAACCCGTCCACCTGCGCGAAAAGGTTCAGCAAGGAGAGGCGCTGCTTCTCGGTGCATTTCACGATGCGCGGCGTCTTCTGCTGGGCTATGTTGGTGTACACGCTGCGCTCGCACTGCCAAAGCATCTTGGCATACAGGTCGAGTTGAAGGAAGGTCGGCGTGCCTATGTTGTCGTTGAAGCAGATCACCGAATTGGTTATGTCGAACCTCATCGTGGCATGGTTGGGGTCTACCGTGTACGCCCAACGCTCCTTGGGAATGTTGTAGATGTCGAAGGGACCTGCCATCACCATTCGCAGCATGGCATAGCCCTCTGGAGAGCGCTGTTCGGGGTCTTCCTTGATGGCCTCGTCGTACACGAACAGGCACATGCCGTTCGCCAAAAGCCACCTCTCCACCATCCTCTCGTTTATGCCCTTGGGAAGGTTCTTCCATTCGAACACGGAAACCGCCAGGTCGTAAAGACGCCACATGTAGGACAGGTACGTCTCGTCGTTGAGCCAGTCGTTCTCACGCTGGACGGCGTTTCCAGCGACTTTCTTCGGCACCCTGCCGTCGGGAAGCCTGAATCCCTCGTACATTCCAGGGGTAAGCATTGCATGTCCTCCATCAGACTATCGAATTGTCAAGCGCGTAGTTGCCCACGTCGTTCACGTGCCAGAAGGTGATGCCTCGGTCGAACAGGCGGTTTATCTGCGCCAAGGTTCCCGCAGGAACCTTGCCCACCACGGAAGACCCGTTCGTTTTGACGTAGTTCCAAGACCTGCGGCCCACAACGTTGGGAACCTTTATTTCCGAAACCAGATAACCATACATGCTGTAGTAGTCGTCTATCTGCTTCGCCATTTCACGACGGCACGTGTACTTCCTGAACCCCACCGTGTAACTTCCCAGGTTCACCAGCGAAGTAGTGGAGTTCATCCCTCCCCTGGACGTGTTTGGCGTGCGGGTGGCTTTTGAAAGGGATGCAAAGGCGTTCACCTGATCTTGTACGGTGTCAACTGCATCGTTCGTCATTCCAAGCAAATCCAGCCTGGTTGCCGAGCCCACAAGCCTCTGCGCACCATTCATGGCATTGTTCATGAAGGGCAAGTCGGTCTGCGAGTTGAACTTCAAACCGAACAGGTCTACCTGTGATTGTCCGTACATGTTCGCCCATGCCTGGTACACCCACATGCATGTAGGAAACGCCTCCATGTAAACAGCATGTTCCACAGACCTTCCAGCATTTCCGTTGTAGTTCTTGGGAATGTACGCCAACGTCGATGACATAGAGCATCCTCCGGTCTTGTCGAACGATGCCGTTCCCTTGGTTCCGAAGAACTCCAAACGGAACTTCTGGTTCCCTCCGTTGAAATTGGTCACCTCGAAATACTGATTGGGGTAACAAAGGGTTTTGTTGTTCTTCGGCACGTAACCGTCAAGCGAGCCCATCCCCACGTTCAGGCTGTAGTCCTCCGTAGGAGTTCCTGCCGAGGCGTCCACCCAGTACCCCCACCCATTGTCCTTCTTAACTTTGTTCTGCACGCAGAAGTCAGGCACAAGGTATATCGCGCTTATAGCGTCCTGCTGGCCGTTGGAAGAAAGCGCGTCGATGTACGACTTGAGTTCAGAAATGGTGGTGAACACCGACAAAGAGCAACCAGAGTATACACCCATGTACTTGTCTCCCCCGACGTTCACGTAGGTTCCATCCTTCAACGGCTCCACTGCAGAGGCCACCACGGGATAGAGGAACTGGTTCTGATTGTCGAAAGAATAGTAATCAACGATGAGTTCCCCCGGGTCTAACCCTTCGTCCTTGATATGCATCCCTATAGTGTCATCGTCCACATGCTCCCTTTCCACCATGCACGCTTTCACGGTGCAGTCCGGAAACCACGTCTGCATGATGTCAAGGGAAAGGTGCAGCCTTGACGAGTTGGGATTGACGTATTCGACGTCCGTTATGAAGGAGTAGAACCACCTTTCCCCGTAGTTCTCGTTCTTGAACATGCAGTAATTGTACCCGTACAAGGTCTCGGCATTGAACGGCACCACTATGGAATCGTCGACCCGCTGGTATGTGTAGTCCTCTCTCCTTAGCGACATGGGGCAGAGGGCGGCGAAATACTGCTGTTGGGCATCCCTGTCGGAGAAGTACCGCACATGCCTGTACGACGGGTCGAAAGGAACAGTGCCTATGTAGACGTTGGTTGACGGTTGAAACGGCATGAAGGCCTCCCGGATGCGAGGGACTTGGAACAGTCCCTCGCTCTCAGACTATTCGGACACGGTGATGGTGGCGGAAGCCGACTTCGTGGCGTCCGCAATGCTCGTTGCAGTCACGGTAAGCGTCGTGGCCGTCTCGTCCTTGGCGACGTGAACCTTGCCGGCGTCGGAGACGTAGGAGCCCGAAGAGGCGTTTCCTGCAAGCGTCCACTGAACGCCCTTGTTGATCACGCCGGTTCCCGTCACGGTCGCCTCGATGGCCAGGTCTGCTCCCCTGGGAAGGGTGGCAGCCGTTGGCGAGACGGCGACGGCGGTGATGGACGAAGCCACGTCGGAAAACGCGACGGCCTGGTTGAACGGGCTGATGGAGAACGTCTTCCACACATGGTAGTTGTAGTTCCAGTACAGGCCCTTGCCGTTGTAGTTCTCCGTCATCTTCTCGAAGTTGTCCCAAACCTGCCAGAAGTCGCGGGAAGTGGTGATTGCCGGGACGCCTTGAAGAACCGTCACCTCGTCTTCCGTCCAGGGGGCAAACGACGGGTCGGTGACGCCGTTCTCGTCGGTGAACAGGTCTTGCAAGCGCTGCCAATCCATGTCCACGAAGGAATCCACGGCAACCACGCGCCCGATGAACTGCGCGTAATCCAGATTGTACGCCCTTGCCAGGACGTTCAAGTCCATAACGGCCTCGAACGATGCGGTGACGATGATGTACTGGTCTTCGATGTTCGTGTGCGTGGTCACGCCGGACATGGTGTATTTGTTGCTCTGGAACTCGAGCAGGCGCGCCGTCTGACGGAACACCGTGGCAACGTCAACGGCGTTCTCCTTGGTGGCGCTGGGAATGGGCACCGACTGGACGTACCCGTTGAGAATGGCACGCGCCAGCATGTACTTCATGACCAGGTACTCGTCGGTCTGGGCCGAGGTGTAAACGCTTTCCACGATGGCCGCGATGAGGTCTGAGATTCCCTGCCAGGACAGGAACGCCTGACGAAGCTGGTCGTCGGTGATGGTGATGGGGTAGTACTTCTGGAAGTTCATCGTGTGGAACGCCGCGCGCACGTCCGGGATGGTGCGCTTGAACACGTCCTGTTCGGCCTTGGAGGGGCTGAACTGGTACGGGCGCGCCAGGTTCACGAAGATCTCTTCCACCGTCTCGCCGAACTCGAGGCGTCCCTTCTTGAACGCCGACCACGGATTGGTGTACATCTTGGACGAGATGATGACGAACCCGATACGGTTGACGAGCGCGTCCAGGTACGCGTTCGCGGCAGGCGTGTAGTTCAGGATGTAGTCCCCGATCTTGTGGATTGTCTCGGTGGTTCCCGAAATGCTGATGGTCCCGTCCCCGGCCTTCTCGATCACTCCGCGTGCAAGAAGCGGTTGTGCCAGTTCCGGGGTTTCCTCCATCAGCGCGGTGGTCACCGCCACCGGGTCGATCTTCGTTTTCGCCGGCACGGTGCTTGTCTTGGTAGGCATGTGCATCCTCCTTTAGTTGATTCTGTCGTCCCACAGCGCCGCGAAGCCTCGCGGGCGGGATTCCTTCCGAACGTCGGCCGCATGGCGGTCGATGATGTCCTGGCGGTCGGTGATTCCCTCGCCGGAATCGAAGAACCTGTCCGCGTAGCGCTCCTTCCAGGAATCGCGGTCGGCAATCGCGTCGTCGCGCTCCGCCGCAAGACGGTCGCGCTCGGCCTCGAGGCCCGCATATGCGTCCCGGTTGTCCCACCTTTCGTCCAAATCCGCGGCGTCGCGGTCTATCTCGGCGGCCATTTCGAGGCGGCGTTCCTCGTCCGGCTCCATAGCCAGTTCGCGCAACGACGGTTCGTACCTGCTCGCCATCTGCATCCTCCTATTCGTGAATCGTGAAAACGTCCTCTACCAGTATTGTACCACCTTTCACGTCCTTGGGGCGAAGCTTTCCCGCAAACTGTCTGCCGAACGCGAAATTCTCCATCGTTACCCCGGAATGGCAACGCGACGGCATCCCGGCGCAATGCACGGTCAGCGCCCCGCCTTCCTCGAAGCAGTAGGACTTGGCGCGCAGCGCCTTGAACCTGTCGAACCGGTGCTCAAGCTTCCACATCCCAAGTTCCACGTCGTCCACTTCCATGCCGTCCGGCATTTCGGGGCCCAGGAAGTAGTTGGAATCCGTGTCCGAGTAGAGCCATCGATGCCTGTTCGCCTGCGCCGCACGCACGGTGAACGCGCGTGCATACGCGGTTATGAACGCACCGACGGGAAGGTAGACGGCCTCTTTTCGTTCCTCGTCCAGCAGCGCGTACTTCACCACCCCTTCGTCCAGATACGGCATGCGGGACTGCTTGACCGGATTGGTCGCCATCTTTCCGTAAAGGGAGTTAAGCTGAAGTTTCGCAATGGTTCGCATTCCAGGGTTTCCCTCTACCGTCGCCCTCTGCTTGACCTCCGTCCACTCCCTCACGTAATCCTTGAAAAGCAGCGTGGAACCCTTGAACTTGTAGCCCCTCACGTAGCGCACGTCATGAACGTCGTACTGCTCGAAAAGCATTTCCAAGTCCACCGACGTGAGGCACAGGGGCTGCAGCCCGCCCGAATCCCTTATGTACTCCGTCTCTCCGAAAAGCCTGTTCCCCTTGAGTTGCATGCAGGGGATGTGACCTTCCTTCACCATGAAGTCGGCTTCCAGAAACTGTATGTAAAGCGGCATTTCTGGGTCTTCTACGTAAGAACCCTCATAGGCTTCAGGCTCCCCATACGGAAGCACTTCGCCATGCACCGAAGCCATCACGGAAGGATACAGCGAGTTCACGTCGAAAGACAGGCCTGGGCCGACGATCTTTCCCGCGAACTCTGGATTCGCCATCACGAACCCTCCCTTGTAGCACCCTCCCTTCCTCAGATCGAGGTCGTAGTCGGGTTCGGGGTACCAGTCCCGGAACCGCTTCTTCCCACCTATCGACTTCACGTAATGGTGGAACGCGTTCGACCCTGCGGTTATGCGCTTCATGTCCCTTTCGTACATTTCCTGCAAGGCCAAAGCCACTATCTTCACGTCGTTGGCTACGTACGCCCTTTCCTTGTCGGTCAGGACGTGTCCCGGTTCCCGGTCTTCCAGATAGTCTATGTCCAATTTCTCGATTGACAGGCCGAACGCCTTTGGAATGGATGCGACCGGAAGGGGTATCACCTTGAGGGAATCCAGGAACTCCACTGCAGCTACGGGGGTGAAGTAAAGCTTTATGCTGTAGAACTGGCCCATGTCGCTTATAAGGGTCGTGAACGTCTTGTGTCTGGCATCGTCCTTTCCTGCAACCCACGTCCACCCGTTGGACAGAAGGTGGTGCAGCACGAACTTTCCGTCGAACTTGAGGTTATGGAAATACACCCTCGAGCCCTCCACCGCCCTGCACCACGAAACGAACGATTCGATGTCGTTTCCGAAACTCACGTTCTCGGCGTCTCCGACCTCGCTTGCAGCCCATGCCCATACCCTGCAGTCGTCCGGATCTGCCGTGGTTTCGAAGTCAGCCGCATACGTCGGCACATTGCAAACCTCGCTTCCATCCCATAATCCACCGTCCCAAGTCAAGGCCCATATGTCTTTGTACTCCATCACACGGCCCTAACGTTCATCCAGTAACCCAGTATTTTCTTCATCTTTGTTTCCCTTTCCTGCGGGCCGTAGATGTACGAGATGCTAGGGGAATCCTCGATGGCCTTGACGAGGGCCTTCCAATCGTCCCTCGCCATCGTCAGTATGGTTTCCTCGATATGCCCGATATCGGCATCATGCTCGGGAAAGCCTCCGAAAACGCTCCACAGGGATTTCATGTAATTGGTATAGTAACGTCTAACCTGTTCCTCGTTGCTCATGTTGAGTTGACGCGATTGCGTCTCTATGAAACGCCTTATCGCCCCGGCTCCCAACGTTGACACCGGGCGTGTGTCCCTGGAAAGGGCAGCCTGCTTCAGATTTCCGGCACCCGCCGTTGGCTGAACCACTCCCTGTGCCTTGGCCCTCATGCTCTTTTTCCTCTCCCGCACGCTTTTCAGCACGGCGTATTCGTGCCTCTCGTAACGGGTGACGATGGAGCCGTCCTGCTGCTGCACCGGCTCCAAGGCCTTGGGCCTCGTCACCCTGTTCAGCCTGTTCACAGTGTTCTTCAACGCACGTGCGGTGGTGATGGACGACTTCAGTTCCTTGTACGAGACTTCCTGTGGAAGGTAGATGTGCGCAAGAGGGTCGGCTTTCGCAGCCCTGCGAAGGGCGTTGTTGTACTTTCGGACTGCAGAGTTAAGCCTCTTTAATTGGCTGACATTCCACGAAATTCTATACTCTCGGGACATTCGAATACATCTCCCGTCATCTCGTCTGATATCCTGAAACCCCGCGTCTCGATCTTCCTGTACAGGCTGAAGTCGGCAAGCAAGTCCATTTGCATTTCAAATTTGAAACGCCTCTTCATGGAATCGTTCAGCCACTCCCTGTTAGCTTCCAACCCTTTTCTGAACTTGACAAGATGCGCAGGACTTGAAAAGAAGAACTTGTAAAATCCCACGGAACAGAAATACGGGGAATTTTTCAGGTCATAGCATATCCCGTTCTTGGTGAGCGTCATTCCGCACCTCCTTTCAATATGGAAAAGCCCTGTGCTTGGAAACCACGGGAACCATGCAGGAATTCAGGTAGTAGACCAGACCGCCCGCACGCACGTTGACGTTCAGAACACGGCATATGGAACGGTAAAGAAACTCGCTCAGCAAGTCCTTGTCGGCCATCGACAGCATGTTTACTTCGTACATGGCATTCTCCTAAGAAAGCCCCTTCGTAGAGAGGGGCTTTCATGAACGGCTACATCTGAAGGGTGTACATAGACCCTTTTCCTACAGATTTCTGCTTGACCGTCACCGTGAGGGGTGGTTCCCATGTGGGGGCACCGTATATCGCGACAAGCTTGCGGATTGCCGAGTACATGCCCACCGAGACGCATTCGAAGGACAAACCGTCGGCATCGATCAGCACGATTCGCGGAACCTTAATGACCTCTCCAGTTTCTTCGCTCACTATCTCAATGATTTCCGCATAGATGTCCTTGACGTTGATCGTCTTATTTACAAAATCCTTCACCTTGTGGTCAGGATTGTTCGCGGCGTTGAAGACGATTGCCTTCGTTTCCGGATCAACCGCGTCAATCGAACAAACGGCCTTTATCTCACCTCCCATGAGTTCGGAAACGTCGTATTCCCTAATGCCGGTTTCGACAATTTCGCTCTCGACATTTGAAACAATCGCCTGAGATTCAACGGCTTTATCGTTCATTCTAGATCTCCTTTTCCTCGATCACTACGCTTTCGGCCAAGAACTTGTCAAGGGGCATGGCGTGCTTCACCGTCTTCACGGGCTTCCAGATCACCGTGCATCCTCGGGGGACGGCCGTTCCCGTGGCCTCCATCAGGGCCGCACGGGCCTCCCCCTTGTTCATTGTGGTGGAATGGACGGTGCATTTCGCAATGGCGCTCAATCCCACCTCCCCGTGGGATTCACACACCGAATACGCAGTGACCTCGTATTCGGTCATGGTTCGGGTAACGTTCTGCATTGCTAGATTCCTTTCTGTTTGGGGTACATCCTACGGTTAACACTTTAACATAAATGAGAATATGGATGTTCGGAAAATTCAACTTTTCATAAAATCTTCACAACGCGAACGAACCGATGAACATGGCCATGAATTATCCTTAAATCGCACACAAGATTATGACAGCCGCAACAAACAGCATGCCCAGAAACCTGATCAAAGATTTGAGAGGTTTAGGCATGTAGAGCCATGCTTCCTCGATGGTCAGTTCATATGCTTTCACAGCAATCACCTTCGTAAACGACTTGAAAAACCAATTCGTAAAGATTCCTCATCTTGTAGTAAGCCTCGGTCTTGTCTTGGATAGCATTGCTTGCCTTCTACACATAAAAGGCATTTACATCGACATCAGGATAAACCTCATGGCAATAATCACGCCAATAAAAATCCGCAATGCCGTCATACTTGTCAAAATCCCTTATACCGGGCCATCGTGCATACCGTTCATCCACTGCCTCGCGTTTGATGATTTTAGTTATAAGTGCTGCATCTTCGGAATTTCTGAGGGGCACTATGACCATGCCCATAACGCAATTTCCGTGTTCCTCGTTTGCATACCTAGTTCCAGCGCCACCTTTGGCAGCAAAGAAAAACTCACCGTTTCTCTTAAGATAAACGCCTTCCTGAATAGACCAAATATCTCTCGAAGAAAAGTATTCGTCCTCAGTTATCGACTTTGCCGTGTCGGTATTGTAACGACGTCCGAAAATTCGCTTTTCCATGATCAATACCTTTCTAAAATTCATCCAATACAGCATTCGCAAACTCGCTGTAAACCTCGTTACGAGTGGCGAACATCGTTAATGTAGACCTTATGCGATTCCGAAGCCGCTCACACTCAAGGATGCGTGCCGCGCCGTAATCGCTTACAAAAATGCGAGGTTGTTGCGTTCCTCTCTTTACCAAGTAACGACTCGATGGGTGAGTGCGCACAGACGCGAACATTCGGCGTTTCCAAATAGCACGCAACCTTCGCAGTTGACATTTTCAACGGGTATCCCCTCTACGATGCCTTTCGCAAATGCGTATTCCTTCTCAACATCTTCAACGCCGAGCGCCGCTATCTTGCGCATTTCGCGCGCGTTGCAGTCCCAAACGAAACTACAATAATCTTGGATGAACGCGTGAACGTGCTTCCACGTGGTGACGCTGTACTCATAGCAAGGGAGCAGATAAACGCGCATCTTGCAATACACAGCGACGCGGCTAGAATAGCTGTGAAGAACAAGCGCGTTTTCAAGGTTCAGAACCTCTCCGTTTGCAAGCTCAATGGTGATGTTCTTTTCCTCGGTGACGTATGCGCTCATGTTGCGGAGTTTCATTGTTTGCCCTTTCATCGATAACCTTACCTGAATTTCTAAATTCTAAAATAATTAACCCCGAATGCTATTTCGAAAGAATTAATCATAGTTGACCATCTAGCAATCATTCTTTCATACACCGGATCTTCAACCCCATCACAACAAGCAAGGTAAATTTTAGCAGATTTCCGTTCCCATCTGATTTTGTCCTCGAGCATTGCCATGCAATAAGCAATATCAATATTATCAATCATTGTTAATCCTCCTACTATTTTTCCATAACTCTAGAAATCACCACTAAATACTAGACTGTAAGCACCACCTATCCATTAAATCAATAGCCGCCTCCCATCCATTAACATCATCTATACTGCTCACTATGCCCTCCATTTCGCAATCATAATTGCGACATTTCCGGCATGCGTCACTGCATACGGATCCGGAGTAACAAATACCCCATACGCCTCCTTCCTCGAAAATGTATATATAGGAGTTGCCCGAACGCTGGCAAGTCCAGCGCTCGATCTCAATGTCACCTATACTATCTTCGACAGCTATAAATCTGTCATATGGCATGCCGCAGTATACCTCGCGGCAATATGACCTCCAATCAAAGCGATCATCACATATCCACGGGTAACACTCGTTACCCGATTTATATTCGCCCACAACCAATTTTGTGAGCACTTCAACATGTTCGGGACTTATCGGGACTATAACAGATCCCGATACCTCGACATGCTCCCGATATTTCGAATATATCGAGTTAGGCCCGCCAGAGCCTACAAAAAAGCAAGTTCCATCAGGCTCACAATAAATAGCTTCCGAGAGGCTATTATTGCTATCTACGTAATCTGCAATAAGTTCTGCAGATTTCGTATCATAGATGTGTCCAAAAATCATCCTTTTCATTAATCCTCCTTTATCATATTCACATCACAGGTGCACTCA